AAGAGAAAATAACCTTCAAGGGTATGACTATCTATTTCCGAGTAAGAAGAAAGTTAGGATAGATGGTGTGCGTATAGCGCATATTGGAAGAGTTGCAGCTTACCAAATATTAAAACAAGCTGCTGAACATGTTGGTCTGAAGAATATTGGAACACACTCGATGAGGAAATCATTTGGCTATCATCACTACAGACGAAATCAGAATGTAGCAATCTTGATGGAATTATTTAACCATTCATCACCTGACATAACACTTGATTATATTGGTATTAAACAAGATGAATTGGATGATTCAATGATGAGTTTTAGTTATTAAATACCTATTTATTTAACACAATGAGAAAATGTAAATAAGTATTTAATAAAATTGATGTAAACACTTACTGGAATTGATTTTAGATGAGGTTAGTTTTATTTAACAGAATATAAGATATGTTAAATATACGAGGGTGCCAGAGATTGAAAAACACCCCCCCTCCTAGATTAAAAAAACACCCCCTCCTACATCATAGAATCCCACCCCATACCCACTAAAAAGAAAGGCCCCTCCCCTAAATGAATACCCCCCAAGAAAGACCAGACCGGAGTGGTCCTCACCGAGTCGCCTTTGAAAAGAATAAAAGAATTATTCTCAAGACCAGGAATACTTGTGGGATTTGTGGACTACCAGTAGACAAGTCATTGAAGTATCCACATCCTTTGTCACCAGTCATTGACCACATCATTCCAATTAATAGAAATGGTCATCCATCAGATATTAAAAATCTGCAGTTAGCCCACTGGCAATGCAACAGACAGAAGTCTGATAAGCTTTATGCTGATGATAAAACAACAAGTACAACTGTTGTTGGCAACAGGAACTTGCCACAATCAAGAGATTGGACAAAATATAAATCTTAATAAAATAAAATATAAAATTATTTTTTTAAGAAAGATATAAATTAACAGAATACTAGATTTTTAGAAAAATGGAATGTATGAGGAAAGTCCTAGCTATGGATAGGGGGGTATCCCCCTCCCACTAGGCGCTCGAGAGATTCACGCCGTCACTGTACATTTTTTTTCGCGCCAAATCATCACAATGAAAGGAGAACGGTTTGGAATTAAGAGGAATTGACTATCTCAGGAGGAAGTTGACTCTCTATCAGAGCAGAGTTAATCTGAGGTACAAGCATTATGCAATGCAAAACCATGAATCACCTACAGGAATCACAATTCCTGCATATATCAGGGTGAAATACCAAGCTGTCCTTGGTTGGGCTGCAAAGGGAGTTGATAGTCTTGCAGATCGTTTGATTTTCAGGGAATTTGCTAACGATGATTTTAATGTTACAGAAATCTTTGATCGTAACAATCCTGATATTTTTTTTGATAGTGCCATTTTAGCTGCTTTGATTGGTTCGTGTAGTTTCGTCTACATTTCGAAGGGTGAAGATGATGAGGTGAGGTTGCAAGTCATTGAATCAAGTAATGCAACTGGTGTCATTGATCCTATTACTGGGTTGCTTGTGGAAGGTTATGCGGTGTTGGCTCGTGATGATTACGAACGTCCAACACTTGAAGCCTACTTCGAGCCTAATGCTACTCATTTCATTCCAAAAGATGGTAGACCATACACGGTTGTGAATGAAACTGGTATCCCTTTGTTGGTTCCAGTCATTCATCGTCCGGATGCGGTTCGTCCTTTTGGTCGCTCACGAATTACTAGAGCTGGAATGTATTATCAAAAATACGCTAAACGGACATTAGAACGGGCTGACATTACTGCTGAATTCTATTCGTGGCCACAGAAATACATTATCGGTCTGGACCCAGATGCCGAACCGTTAGAAAAGTGGAAGGCAACTGTTTCGAGCTTATTAACTATTTCATCTAGTGATAATGGTGAGAAACCAAGTATTGGACAATTCACTACGGCAAGTATGTCACCATTTACTGAACAGCTAAGGACAGCAGCAGCAGGATTTGCTGGGGAAATGGGCTTGACATTGGATGACCTTGGTTTTGTATCAGATAATCCGTCATCAGTAGAAGCAATCAAGGCTAGTCATGAGAATCTGAGATTGGCTGGACGTAAGGCTCAGAGATCGCTTGGAGCGGGTTTACTTAACGTAGCTTATGTTGCAGCATGCTTGCGTGATGAGTTTCATTATGTCAGAAGCCAATTTGTAAGAACCAAAGTCAAGTGGGAACCATTGTTTGAAGCGGATGCGAATACAATGACCATGATTGGTGATGGTGTTGTCAAACTAAATCAGGCTTTACCTGGTTACATCAATGCAGAAACCATTCGAGACCTTACTGGTATCGCCGGAGACATGTCTGCTAAGCCTGTTGTAGACGTTCCACAAACATCATCTGATGCAGAAACTGGAGCAGATAAACAGAAGAATAGGATTATTTCAACCTATGAAATTACGTCTCTTTTAAGTAATTACCAAAAAGGTGTTTTATCGAAAGAAAATGGTATTTCTTTATTAGTCTCAACCGGAATCAACCCTACTGAAGCTGAAGAAATGTTGAACAGAACAAAAGTTTTGGAGCAAGTAGATGAATGATGAGATTGATGTACTACCTAAACTTCTGCAAGAAGTAAAAAAAGAATTTGAGCTTGCTTATGGAGAGAGCGAGATTATCAAAAATGCTTTTGCAACGTTGGAAGCCCAAAAAGCAACTTACAAAACAGCAAATGAGTTTGCGATTGAAATTGGTGAAATTCTTTCTAAGGCTCTAGGAGCTTCTATAAGCGCTGATAAACTACCAAACGGTAAAATGTACTACAATATCGCTCAGCGCTTGCTGACGGACGTGCTAGGACGAAATTACGAGCTTGTAAGTGGTTATGCTAGTGATGTCCAGAAGAATTTGAACGATAAAGCAAAAATCAGTCTCAAAGTTCAAGTTCCTGAACTAAATAAGGACCGAATAGCTGGCATTGTCAATCGCTTTTCATCTGAGGATAATTTCGAGGATGTCAGTTGGTTGCTAGATGAACCTATTGTGAACTTCACACAGTCTATTATCGATGATAGTATTCGTAATAATGCAGAGTTTCATCACAAGGCAGGATTGCAACCGGAGATTATTAGAAAATCTTTTTTTCATTGCTGTGAGTGGTGTAAGGAAGTTCAAGGGAATTATAAATATCCAAGAGTTCCGAAGGACGTTTATAGAAGGCATCAGCATTGTCGTTGTATTGTAGACTATGATCCGAAAAGCGGAAAAACTCAAAATGTTTGGACGAAGAAATGGAGTAAGGAAGATAGTAACTCTCACAAAGAGGAGCGAATTAAACAACAAAAACAGTACACTGAAAAAAATAATGAAAAAAAGGAATCTGAGTTCAAAAACAGACAATTGCTCCATTACAAAAATGAGGCTATTGATGCCATTAAGAAAACAAATATGCCTCAAAAAGTTGGAACGGAAAATTATAAGAAATTCATAGATATTTTTGATACAATAAAAGATGAAAATACATTGAAGTTGTACCAAAAATTAGGATCAAAAATAGAATACGAGAAACTTGGTAAAACAGGAAATTTTGCTGAGAAAAATCGTGTACAACTTAACCAAAGTGCTTTCGATGGGAAGGTAGTAAAAACTTTAAACAAATACTGGGCTAAACCAATGTCAACTACATTTCATGAAAATGGCCACGCTTTGGATTATTTGGGCTTACAAGCTATAACCAAAGGAAAAAAAGTTGTTATCGGAGAAAAGAAGGTACGACTATTTGGAGAAACAACAAAAGTTTCAGTATATGCAACACATAGTTCTCATTTGCCTCAATATAATCTAAGAGAAACAATTAGAGAAGATTTATGGAGACGCATTAATGGAGACTTACCGATGATTAAAGAATTAGGTGAGAATCCAAAACAATCTGAAAAGAATAAAATCATTAAGATTGCAAAAGAAAATCAAAAAAAATTCCAGGAGGAGATGAAAGAATTATTCAAAGAAAATCCTTCTGCAGTTGCGAATCTTTCAGATATGGTAGAAGCTACAGGCTGGTATAAAGAACCTCAACCATTTGGATATGGACATGGAAAGAACTACTGGAAGAAGCCAGGTTCGGCGGAAGCTGAGTTTTTTGCTGAGATTTCTGAACTGATAGCAGTCGATCCTGAGGGATATCGGGTGGTAAAGGAAATATTACCAAATGCAGTAAACGTTTATCATAAAATTGTTAATGATATTTTGAAAGGAGTCTAAAATGTTTCATGTGATTGATGAGGAAGTAAGGCTGAGAGTAGAAATCGCGGAAGCGAAATATTTAATTCACTTTAGAGAACGATTTCCGTCAGATATTTTCTTTGAGGATGAGATAGATTCTGTAACCGCTGAAAAAATTGAAAAGGAGGTTGAAAAATGTATATCTCAAAATAAACCTTATGTAAAACCAGATGGATACGAAGACCGTCTTTATTAATGTAGCACTCGAAAGGGTGCTTTTATTGTGCTTTGAAAGGAGTCAGAAAATGAAGTACAGAAAGAAACCTATTGTAATTGAGGCTATTCAGTTCGTAGATACTGAAGAATCAATTTTAAAATTGTCAGAATTAGGATTAGATCCAGTTCGGATTGATTATGCTGACCTAGATAATCCAATTTTAAAAATAGAAACACTTGAAGGAGTGATGATTGCAACCGAAGGTGATTACATTATTAAAGAAGTTCAAGGTGAGTTTTATCCGTGCAAGCCTGATATTTTTGCAGAAACATACGAAGAAGTAGAGTATTTGAATATTTTAGACAGTATCTAGGAGGTGATCCGATATCTCCCAGCGATAGGGTTATCATGCGATGACGATTGAAAGGAAAGTGGAATGGCGAGGAAGAAACTTGGCAATCAGAATCCTACTCAATCGGTGATTTTAAAATACGTCAAGAAAAATTCAAAAGCTAAAGAAGCGATTGAACTTTACGAACGGACTGGTCTTTTTTGCTATGCTTGGCAGAAAAATCTGCTATTGCCTTTAATGGCAGTAGATAAAAACGGACTATGGGTACACCAAAAATTTGGCTACTCTATACCTCGTCGTAATGGTAAATCAGAAATCCTCTATATAGCTGAAATTTGGGCGCTTCATAAAGGATTGAACATTCTGCATACAGCGCATAGAATTTCTACATCTCATGCCTCTTTTGAAAAAGTTAAACGATACCTTGAGAAAATGGGGTATGTTGATGGTGAGGATTTCAATTCCATTCGAGCTAAGGGTCAAGAAAGAATTGAGCTATATTCAACAGGTGGTGTTGTCCAATTCCGTACCAGAACATCAAATGGTGGTCTTGGTGAAGGTTTTGATATGATGATCATTGACGAGGCCCAGGAGTACACGACTGAGCAAGAATCTGCCTTGAAATACACGGTAACGGATAGTGAGAATCCTATCACAATCATGTGTGGAACACCTCCGACACCAGTTTCAAGTGGTACGGTCTTTACTAAGTACCGTGAGGCTTGCCTTTTCGGAAAAGGGAAGTATTCTGGCTGGGCTGAGTGGTCGGTTTCTGATGAAAAGGAAATTGACGATGTGGAAGCCTGGTACAATTCAAATCCATCTATGGGTTACCATTTAAATGAGCGTAAGATTGAAGCAGAGCTTGGTGAGGATAAGTTGGACCATAATATCCAGCGTTTGGGATTCTGGCCAACATACAATCAGAAATCTGCTATCTCTGAAACTGAGTGGAATGAGCTCAAGGTGGATGATGTTCCAGAATTATCTGGCAAGCTATCTGTTGGTATTAAGTATGGTCAAGATGGAACGAACGTGGCATTAAGCATTGCTGCACGAACCAATGATGGCCGGTACTTCATCGAGACAGTTGATTGTCAATCAGTTCGTAACGGTAATGAATGGATGGTTGCTTTTCTGAGACAAGCTGATATAGCTCAGATTGTTATCGATGGCGCAAGTGGTCAAAAAATCCTGGACGAAGAGTTGAAGGACTATAGAATCAAGAATGTGATTCTGCCGACGGTGAAAGAAATCATCGTGGCCAACGCTCTTTGGGAACAGGGAATTTACCAGAAGACCATCTGTCACGCAGGCCAACCATCTCTATCAAAAGTAGCTACAAACTGCGATAAGCGGAATATTGGCTCAAACGGTGGCTTTGGTTATCGATCGCACTTTGATGATATGGATATTTCTTTGATGGATAGTGCTTTGCTTGCGCACTGGGCTTGTGCTACGACTAAGCCTAAGAAAAAGCAAAAAATAAGTTATTAAAATAAGCGGTCAGGTGACTGCTTTTTTTGATGCCAAAAAAATTACCGAACTGCCGGGGAAGCAGGAGAAAGGAGACATGAGAATGTCAGAATTTAAACCAATCACCACACAAGAAGAATTTGATGCTGCTATTAAGGGGCGCTTATCTCGTGAGAAAGATAAGTATGGCGACTATGACCAGCTCAAAACTCGTGTTGCAGAATTGGAAGAAGAAAATGTTGGCTTAAAGTCAACGATTGAAGCTAATAATCAAAGTAAGGCAGATGCTGACAAGCAACTTGAAGATTTGCAGAATCAAATCTCTGGTTATGAGATGGCTAATCTAAAAACTCGTGTGGCTTTGCAACATGGTTTGCCTTACGATCTTGCAGATCGTTTGCAGGGAAATGATGAAGAAAGCTTCAAAGCTGATGCGGAGCGCTTGGCTGAGTATATTAAAAAATCTCAACCAGTTGCGCCTGTTAGAGATTCGGAGCCTGTTTTAGAAAAAACAGAAAACACACTGTATAAAAACCTAGTACAAGGTTTAGTTTTTGAAGAATAAAGGAGTAAAAAATATGACAGATCAACTATCAAAAGGAAAATTATTTGACCCAATGCTTGTGACAGACCTTATCAACAAAGTTAAGGGTCACAGCTCACTGGCTAAATTGTCTAATCAACAAGCGATTCCGTTTAATGGATTAAAGGAATTCACATTTACATTGGATTCTGATGTAGATATTGTTGCAGAAAATGGGAAGAAAACGCATGGTGGTGCAAGTTTAGAACCTGTAACTATTGTGCCTATTAAAATTGAGTATGGCGCTCGTGTATCGGATGAATTTATTTATGCTTCAGAAGAAGCTAAAATCGATATTTTGAAGTCATTCAATGAAGGGTTTGCTAATAAAGTAGCTCGTGGTATTGATATCATGTCTTTCCATGGCGTTAATCCACGTACTAAACAAGAATCAACCGTTATTGGGGATAACTGTTTTGACAAAGCAGTCACTCAGACAGTGAATTTTACAACAAACGATCCAGATGCTAATGTCGAAGAAGCAGTGAAGATGATTCAAGGGGCTGATAATATCGTTAGCGGTATGGCTATTGATACTACATTTGCAAGTGCACTTGCTAGTATGAAGAACTCAGCTAATGAGCGCCTTTACCCTGAATTGGCATGGGGAGCAAATCCAGGTGCCATTAATGGTCTACCTGTAGATGTGAATACTACAGTTGGTCTTAATGTTGGAACCAATAAGGATGTTGCTATTGTTGGTGACTTTGCTAACATGGTTAAATGGGGATATGCTAAGCAGATTCCACTCGAAGTCATTCGATATGGTGATCCAGACAATTCTGGAAAAGACTTGAAAGGTTATAACCAAGTCTATCTTCGTGCAGAAATCTATCTCGGATGGGGAATTTTGGACAAAAACAGCTTTGCTCGTGTTGTGAAAGTGGGGTAGTATATGGAATACATTAATGTAAAAACAGGGGCTACTATCGTTACTGAAAATGTAATTAGTGGAGGCGATTGGGTTCCAATTGCAGCATACAAACCTTTGGACTCATTGACTAACGCAGCATTGAAAGAAATCCTTGATGAAAAAGGTATTACTTATGATAACCGCGCCACAAAATCTGAATTGATTTCGCTTATTGAACAAGCTGACTCTGAAGCTCAGTAGTCGCTTGGCTGGAGGTAGAAATGGAAAACTTTGCAACAGTAGACGATCTTAAAAAATTGTGGCGGACGTTAAAATTCGATGAGGAAAAACGAGCTGAAGCACTGTTGGAAGTTGTTTCTCATTCTCTTAGAGTTGAAGCTAAAAAAGTTGGCAAAGATTTAGATGGATTGGTTGCTACTGATCCATCTTTTGCTATGGTGGTTAAATCCGTAACAGTGGATGTAGTTGCTCGCACTTTGATGACATCAACTGATCAGGAACCAATGACTCAAATGGCTGAGTCTGCTTTAGGATATTCCTTCAGCGGGTCTTATCTTGTTCCTGGTGGAGGTCTCTTTATCAAGGACTCGGAATTGAAACGTCTGGGCCTTAAAAAACAAAGATATGGGGTGATTGATATCTATGGGACGGATTAAAGGAATTACTGTAACTTTGATTGGGAAAACCAAGAATGGTAGGGATGACTTTGGGCATCCAATCTATGAGAATACTGAAATTCAAGTAGATAATGTCCTGGTTGTTCCAGCTTCAACAGAAGATATCACAAATCAACTGAATCTTACTGGGAAGAAGGCAGCTTATGCACTGGGTATACCAAAAAGCGATAAGAACGAGTGGAAAGACCGTGAGGTTCGTTTTTTCGGTCGCAAATGGCGCACGATTGGCATTCCTTTAGAAGGTATTGAAGAAATGATGCCTTTGGAATGGAATAAGAAAGTGATGGTTGAAACTTATGAGTAAGATGAAATTTACTTTAAATCCATCTGGTGTTTCAGCACTTTTAAGATCAGGAGAAATGCAGGGTCTATTGACAGAAAAAGGTCAAGCGGTGGCAGAACGTGCAGGCGATGGTTTTGAATTAAAAGTATCCCCTGGTCAAAAACGTGCTAGTGCTACGATAAGTACAACCGACATAAAAAGCATGAAAAAAAATGCTAAATACAATATTTTACTAAAGGCCTTAAAATGATTGAACTTGTCATAAAGAAATTTTTAGACGCGAACTTAAATGTTCCGTCTTTTTTTGAGCATCAAAAAGATATGCCAGAAAGTTTCGTAATCATTGAAAAGACTGGAAGTGGTGGTAGTGACTACACACACTCTGCCACGTTTGCTTTTCAAAGTTATGCGCCATCACTTCAAAAATCGGCAGAGTTAAATGAGCTTGTCAAAAAGACAGTTGAAAAGCTTGTAACGGTCAATGAAGTGAGTGGAGTACATCATAACAGTGATTACAACTTTACGGATACAGAAACGAAAAAATATCGTTATCAAGCAGTGTACGATATTAATTATTTTTAACAGGAGGAACTCATGGGTTCAGGTACAGAAGAAAGAGGAGAAAATCAAATGGTTACAACAGCAGCATCATCAGCAAACGTAACAGCAGCAAAACCGAATATTAGTGGAGCAGTATCAAGTGCACCACTTAAAACAGCATTACCACAAGATGCTAAGACTGCACTTAATGAAGCTTTTAAAACTTTGGGGTATATCTCTGAAGATGGATTGACAAATGAAAACTCTCCAGAAAGCGAAGAAGTCAAAGCATGGGGCGGTCAAACAGTATTATCATCACAAACTGACAAGAAAGATACATTCAAATTCAAATTGATTGAAAGCTTGAATATCGAAGTCTTGAAAGAAGTTTATGGTTCAGATAATGTAACAGGAACACTTGCAACAGGCATCACAGTTAAAGCTAATGCGAATGAATTGCCAGAGCATAGCCTTGTAATTGATATGATGTTGAAGAATGGATCAGTTAAACGTATTGTTATCCCTCGTGGTAAAGTGAGCGAGATTGGAGAAATCGGATATAAAGACGGTGACCCAATTGGTTATGAATTGACAATCACAGCATTGCCAGACGACCAAGGAAACACTCACTATGAATACATGCAAGGAGCATAATATATGTCGAAAACAATTAAAGGGAAAACTCCATCAGGATTTAAGTTTGAAATTTCAGAGCGTAGGTTGAACAACTACGAACTATTGGAATTAATTGGCGAGGTTGATGAAGGGAATGGACAAGCGTTCCCTAAAGTCTTAAAACTTCTTTTTGGAGAAGAACACGC